ATTCGTTGTTGATGCAGATCAGCCGGTCCCGGACCTTGCGATCGAGACCTCCGCCGATATTCGGCATTGTCGTCATCTCCTTCATGCTAGTCGACGGAGAGTTTCGAGCGGATGCCGCCGTTGCGCATCTCCTCGATCAGCTCCGGATCGCCCATGTACACTTTCGTGTTGCGGGGCGGCCGTTCAAAGTGACCTTTTGCTGCCGTGTATTCGGCTCGCTGGGCATCGTTATTGGCCTTATTGAACACCAAGTTTGCCTTTTCGATGTCGCGCTCGAGCTTCGCCGGGATCGTCTGTTTGGCGTTGATGAGCTGGGTCCGCTGCGCCATCAATACGGCGAGCGCATTGCGCGGCACCTTCGTCATCTCCCGATAGATCTGCCCATTGGATACTCCCATGAGCTTCCAGCGAGGTTCGTATTGCGCATAGGGCTGCCATGCGTCTTTTTCCGTGAACTGGACGATGTTGCCGTCCGGCTTTCGGAACCAATATAGCTTTTGGAATTTCATTGTTTTAAGTGTACCATGGCTAGTTTTTCCTGTGCATGCGAGGCGAGAGAGTTTGTGTGCGCAACTCTCGCCCCACCACCACAAACTGCTGTGGCAGGGCGCACAAGAGATAGGGTCACGACTCACTAGGAGACCGTGGCGGTATCGGAAACTGTAATGACCACACCGAACGGATCGCGGACGACGATCGTACCGAAGATGATGTCAGTCACGATCAAGAGGCCGAGGTTCTCAAGGAGATACTCGCTCTGAACGCGGACTTTCGAACCACCTGGGGTCTGAATGCCGAAGCCGAATGCGTTTTTGTGGGCCAACAGGTTACGGTAGCCTCCCAAGTTATCCACGACGTTCGTCGAGACATAGATCGGGATGTTATAGATCTCGCCGCGGAGGCCGTTCGAATGGGGTTTGCCATTGATCGTGCCTGATTCCACAACGGAGCTATTGTCCCGGCTATTCAACGAATAGGCCTGGTAATACTTGGTGATCGCCGCCGCCTGGTTCCAAAACACGTTCGGATGGAGGAAGAACGCGAGGTTCCCGAACTCCGTGTCGTCGAGGTTTTGGGCTTCGATGTTGGCGATCGCCTGGCGGGCTTCCTGATCCGTGAAGGCTGCGGCGCTGTTCGTGATCAAGTTCGTCGAGAGCGAGGACCAGAGGCCAAAGAGGGAGACCTCGAGGGCGTTCATAGTCGTCTTTCTCATCTGATTCGCGTACTCTACGTTGAAATTGAAGCTCTTTTGGAGCTGGGCAATATCCTTGTCGCCTGCGAGGGCGGCAACGTAGTTGTGCGTGTTGATCGCGAGCTGCACCTTCACCTGTGCCGGATCCGCGAGTGTGACCTGGGCGCCCTGCGTCGACTGCGTCTGCACCGAGAACGTGTTGGTGTAGAGGTTCGCAATGTCGAACGTCGAGCCGCCTTCAGTCGCGTACTCGCTCAAATCGAGGAAGAAGTTGGATGCGACGGTCGACGCGAACATCTGTTCGAGTACGATCGGGGTCCAAATTTCCGGGATGGAAGCTGCGAGGTTGGCTGCTGTAAACTGACTGGAAAAACTAGCCATTTTAAGTTGTTAAAGATGGGTTATTCTTCGCTACCCCCTTGTTTTCCCTGAACACGCTTCTCGAAGACAGATCGAGCATTATCGATGACCGCTTTCTGCCGATCGGCAGGGGTCTTCGCATCGCTGTAGCCCGGAATCTCGTCGTTAGACAAGATCGAACCAACGCGACTGCTCGGGGGGGGTGTACCGTCCCGACCGCGGGTCTGCTTTCTTTGCGCCTCGATGCCGGCTTTGAGGATGGGGTTAGCCATCAGCGCTGCGGGCGTCAGTTTCATCTCCTTCGCCAGTTTGGCGATATTGATGATCTCTGCGTTGGAATAGCCGTCACCTTGCAGGGTGATCAGCTCCATCGTAGTGATTGGCGCTTCCTCCGAGTTGGATGCCGGAGGCGTGACTTTGTGGTCACCATTCTGCGGAACCTGCTCGTTACCCTTATCGTCCTTCGGTTTTTCTTCCGTCTTTTTGAGACGTGCGAAAATTTGCGTATTCAGCTTTTTCACCGTTTCCAAGTCGGTGGCCTCGTTATTTTGTTTGATGAGATCTTCGAGGCTTGGCTCACTGCCATTGTTACCGTTGGCATTCGGGGTTTTTTCGTTCTCCATTTTAAGAGATGGTTACTCGATTTAGCGTCGACGTTCGAAGATCGACGGAGGTTTTAAGAGATCCTCGACTCACAGGGATGACTCCCTGTGCCATGAGCGCCTTGGCCGGTTTTATTCCGCCCATGGTACAGAGAGCCAGACCTGCCGTTTATATTCGATTGACTTTGCGCTTCACTGCACCTTTCGGTCCTTGCGAATGCATCTTACGGCCGCCTCCGGTCGTGGTTGATGCGGGAACTCCCGGCATAGCACCTTGGCGACCAGATCGTGTCGCTTGCGCGGCCTTCCGATTGCCAGATCCTTTCGTGATGCCCGGCGCCTTGTGACCGGTAAGCTTCGAGGCTGCTTGGTACGTCTTCCCCTTGGTGATCGCACCTGCCGGCTTCGTGCGTCCATTGCCGGTCATCTTGTTGAATGCTCTCTTTGCCTGTTTTGATCCTGCTGTTTCCATGGTTTTGATGGTGTTAGGATTTCCGACCTTTTTTATTCATCCGATTGAACGCCGATTTTGCGGCCTTCATGTTTTTGCTGCCCTTCTGCTGGGCATCCACTGGCGCAGCTCTCAAGCTGACCATTGCAAGCCTGCGTCTGGGCGCACCCTTCGCAGGATACTTCCCAGATCGCACTTCTGTTCCGCCGGGCGTTCCGGGAGCATGCGGCACTTTCGTGAGCTGCTTTCCGGTCTGTCCTTTGGATCCTTTCGGTGTGTGTTTTGCCATGATCTTATGCGATCATTTTTTTATTCAATCGCGGACGAGGCGATCGACGTCGAGCCGGCTTCTGCATAGGCGTTGGGCGCATGCGGCCGGGCGGATTGATCTTCATCGGAGACGCACCGGGTTTCATCTTCGGTGCGGCCGGTCCTGTCTTCGGCGTGTAGCCGGAATTGGGAACCTGATTTTTTGGCAGTCCAAGATTCGGGTTATATCCCTTCATGGATCCAGCATCAGATTCGCTTGGTAGTTTTGCCATATTATTTTTATTCTAAGACTTTTCTATTTCCACACAACGGTGATGTCCTGGTTCGCGCCGGAGGTCACGATCGTGATGCCATTCTGCATTGAGACGCCATACTCGACTGCGTTCGGTCCGATTGCGGTCAAGACCGAGGCCTGCGTAATCGTCCCGAGTTTTGCGCCGCTTCCGACTTTATTGTTGTAGATCGTCACCACGCCGTTTGCGAGCGGGGTATTGATGATGACCTTGATCAGCTTCGACCCGGTCGTCGATACGATGGTCGTCGTCTGGGTCGTGATATTGGTGAAGTTATAATTGTCGTCCATAGTGATGTTTTATTATCCGAAATCTTCCTGTGTTTTTCCTACTTCCTGCCCCGGCTCGACCCGCTCCGAGAGCTTGACCGGGTTGATGAAGTACTTCCGTATTGCGACAATGGCAATCTTTGCGCTTTCGAACTCCTCCTTGGAGAGATGCTCGAGGTCACCGATCTCCGCGATCACCTTCTCGCAGTATTCTAGGTGCGCGGCTTTCATCGCGCGATAGGTGTTCAGAACCTGTGTATTGAGAGGGGTTAGTTTCATAGTTGTTTGCTGGTTGGCCCGGCGCCGACTGCAGCGGGGGCGTTATTGCCTCCCGGCGGCGCAATTTTAGGCATCGATGCGCCGGGCTTCATCGGAGCGTTCGGATCTGGCTGGCCTGCGCCTGGTCCTTGCGGTTGCTGCGCCTGCGGAGAGTTCGCCTGCTGGGTCATTTGCTGCTCGAGCATATCGAGTTCGGCCGGTTGCATGCCGCTGAACTCGAGGATCTTGAATGCGATCGCTCTCGTAGCTTTATTCTGAAGCACTGCCGGATTTTGCGCAATGAGCGTGAGGAACTGCTGGAGGATCGGCGTCATGCCTTGGAGGTCTTTGTTCTCGCCGGTGATCACGATCTCGAGTCGCGCGACGAGGTTCTCGTAGAACGATGCCGGGATCTCCATGCCGTGGTTGTTCCGGTTGCGGAGCGCTTTCTCGATGCGCATGGATTCCTTCGCGCGTTCATCTTGGCTCGGCATGAACCCGGTCTTTTTCACGTACGCGAGCGCGGCATTATTCACCTGCGCTTCGACGATGAATTTCGTGAACTGATCGATGTCCGCATACGATCCCACGAAGGTGAACATGTGCTTGCGCTTCTTGTCGTCCTTGAAGCTCGGGAGGATGTCGTTCATGAGGAGCTTACGGAGGAAGATACCGAGGTTCTCCTGCTTCTTTTTGTAGTAGCTCGCTGTGTTCGACTGGAGCCACGCTATGGCCTGTTTGTTCGGCTTGCCGCCCATTCCCGCAGGATCGCTTGAGAACGCCTTCTGGGAGGCGTTTTTGTCCCACCGCGCGTTGTTCTGGCTGAATGCCGAGAGGTCGGTGTTGTCGCTTTGCACCATCTTGAGGTCGCCCTGCGTTTTGATGAGCTGCCCGATCTGCATTTCACGTATCACGTTCCCTCCGAGGCTGTCGTCGTCGGTCGTGAAGATCTTGAGCGCCTTCAGATACAGTCCTTTCAGCTCGAGGTAGCCAGTCTCATTGTCATGACGCTGATTGTCGGCGAGGTATTCCATCTCTCCGCCTCCGAGCCACCTGCCAGCGACGTTGCTCCATTTCAATTCCCGGTATGGCAGTTCATCCACTTCGTCGCTGTAGAGCTTGATCGGAGGGAATGCCATGTTGTCCGGCTGGTTGATGTTCGCTTCGATGCCGAATGTGCTGCCGCCGCTCGATGCGTTCGGACGGATCACCCAGGCATACCACGTGCGCTTATAGCCTTCTTCTTCCATTGTGTAGTATTCATAAATATCGTAATCCTGCTTGCCGATCTTGAAGAGGCGTTGCACTTCGTTCTTATCCCATTCCTTGTGACGGAGAATCTCGCCGCGGCTCATGCGGTGAAGCTCGCCCACGAACCCGGAATCTTTGAGCCACTTGTTGCTCGGATCCATGCGGAGGTTTTCTATCGGCACGATCGAGACGCCGATCGATTCGCCGACGCGCTTATGCTTCTTGATCACCACATGCCCGAATTTCGGGTATTGCTCGACGATATCGTTCAGGAGGCTATCGAAGTCGTTCTCGGTCAGCCATTGGCGAAGCTCGCGCTCCATCACCCATGTGGATAGCTCGCTTTGCTTCGGTATGCCGATCAGCTTGATCATCGAGGTGTTCACGTCGACGTTCTTCGAGGCCATCTCCGAGAGTGGCCGCGATGTGTGCATCCAGTATTTGTACTTTCCTTGCGAGTCCTGCGTTCCGCCTTTGAACTTTCCCTCCCAGTGGCGATCGATCTGGCGGATCGTATCGGGGAGGTTATGCCCATACCCGCCCGGCATGGTGACCGTGCGCGTATATTTGTTCATGTCCTTCAGAAAGCTCATGTGTGTTGTGGGTAATAAAATAGCGCACCTCGTTTGGGTGCGCTCGCCGTGGCTTCAGCGCTTATGAGATAACTTTAGCACTCTACTCTCTGCCGTCAAGAGGCACGAACTCTTGATGCGTGATCACGATATCGACAATTTTGCCGCCTTGCCGCACGGAGACCTTGAGCGTCGATAGCGGCACCAGTTTCCGGTACGCCATGACGAGCCGCATTTCGTCTTTCGAGAGCGCGTCCTGAAGCACCTGGATATTCTCCAGTTCTTCGGCCGGCGTTTTCTGTTTTGGGAATCCCGATACGTTGCCGCTCATTCGAATGAGTCTTTTTTACGATCCTCGGCACTGTACTGATTATTGCCTCGGAAGGTGTTTTGCCCGAGCAGGCGGCCGACCTTGTCGCCTACGGTTGTTGCCACGGCATGCGATGCTTGGGGCCTGCTCATGAGGCCATAGCGTGCTGCGTCCGGTGCGTGATCTTCGCCGTCGGAGTCGCAGTCTTCCACGTTCTTGTCGTCGTAAATGAGCGAGGGCAGTGTGCGGATCAGGTTCGGACACGTTTCGCATACGAGCATCCTTGGGGAGAGGACGCCGTTCACCATCGCCGGCGCCAGATATTCGCGCATGACCGTCCATCCGGGTATGCGCCGGTTGTCTCCTTTCTGCATAATGATCGTCCTTTTGCGGATCAGCTGATACTCGGCCGCCATGATGTCTGCACCGCTCAATTCGTGGTCATTTTCGCCCTTCTTGGCCCAGATAGCGGGATCGCAGACCATGTACACGATTTCCTCATCGAGAGGCGTCAT